ATACGCCTTTTTGACATGCTCGACCATACCCGCTAGCACGGATCCGGCCCCGAATAGCCCCCCGGCAGCCCCGGCTGACGGAATAAATATTGGGATATCCTCGGTAGCAGACCCGCCTGACAGCATCGGTCCCATCACGAGTACCCTTGACGCGCTCCGTCCGCCCACGCCCGTCTGGGAGTGGTCGATTTCAAAGTAGACCCCGGGTTCATCGGGGACGGAAAATCCGAACGATATTGCCATATTACTTGCCCCCTTTTTTTGCGACCGGGATATTAGCAGATACCTCGATCACTCCCTTAGCAGCGCGCCTAGTCCAATAACCCCCCGGTCCTGGCCACGCCACCTTGATCCATTCGCCCGCCCGGAGCGGAGTGGCGTCGGGTTCGGAGGGGTTTGGGATCACCGCTCCGGGACGGGCTTTAACGTATTTATATCTCATAATTCACCTTTCCAGCTCGTTAAATATCGCTTTTCGTGCTCCACATCAACCATCATAATTTCAATGGGTTCTGGCTCAAATCGGTCTAGATCTAGTCGGCGCGTGACCTCGAACGTTATAAGCAGGGAGCCCCTGCGATAATCTCCGTCGCCTAGACTGCCGAAATCGGTACTTTTCCAAGTGATTGATCCTAGATCTGGCCCCCAGGTCCTAAGAATCGTCGACAATATCGCGACCTCGAGATTTGACAGCGCATCAGCCAGCGGCGTATCACCGGTACCCTGGGCGACCGCTTGGATCTCCAGCAGCGTCGTTACGTTATAATGGTTCCCCGTGATAGACAGCGGATCCGCCGTGTTTTTGGGCGTATAAACGATTATCGCCGGCAGCAACCGCGGATTTAGCGGCGTGGTCAGCGAGTCATAGACTACACCGATTTTCGCAGCGCTCAATTGCTCGACACAATGTGCTCTAATCGTTTTCGTCGTCATCGTCAAAATCCATCAAAAGACAAAGGGTTAACCCGTATCCAGCCCGGTGTACGTCGACGATTTCGAACGATTCGCCCCCCACCTCGACGCGATCGCCGATCTGCGCCCGGTGGGGAAGCGTTTCGTCCCTAATGATAATAGCCGGCTGAGTGACTGACATCATGGCCCCGCCCTGTACTGTCTGTGAGACATACGCGCGATTGTAATCACCCATGATTTCGGTTACTTGGTCGCCTTGTGTAAAGACGGCCTTGACCCCGAAAGATCGGGTAATTTGGCGCGCTAGCGCGGCTTGGTGTCGTAGCCAATCCATCTAGTCTACCTTACGCACGGTCACTAGCAACACCCCGCCGATTACAGCATCGGACTTGGTTATATACCATTTTGCCCCGGCAGTGACCCGGAGCAAGTCGCCGTCATCGAGGGGCACGATCATGTTATTGTCGGTATCGTCAGCAGCCATTTCGCCGACCTTATCACCGGTCTTGCCTGTCCCAGTGTGAATCTCGACCTTTCCGTCGGTACTCTTAGGTACAGTGATATTTTGCTCGATCTTCAGGACCTCGCAATCAAAGTCCGGGAATTCGAACTCAACTTCGGTGGCTCCGGTCGTCTTAAATACCACCGGGAAAATCTTACCATCTAAGCCAGCCTGGTCCATAACAAAATGAACCACCTCACGGATAGCCGCCCCGGCATCAGTAGAGTCCATCCCCGTGTCCCCAGGCGAGAACGAAACTTCGTCCGCGTCCACAGGGCCTTCGCCCTGGGCAGGCGGGATCACCGTGCCTGCCAAGCGCACGTCGACGTCGCCGAGATCGATAGCGTCGGCCGTTCCAATCTGAGACCTGGTGCCCCCACTAGAAGCGTAGCACTTGCCATCATCCCAGTATACCGGTGCGCCGACGCCCGCAAAAATCTGCCCGTCCGCGACCGGCAGCGTCACAATGCCGACGGTCAAAGCGGAATAGGCCTCACCCTCGTCAGCGGACGTCTGCGCAATGTGGAATTCGCCCCCCAAGAGACGCCCTTCGCCCGCCTCAATGCCCCCTGACGGGGCGGTTCTCGTAACAATTTCACTGATTTGTACAAAATTTTTCATGATTAGCCCTCCCCGTCCCCGGGATTACGAACGAATTGGCGATAATCGGTTAGACCGATGCCGAACCAGTCCCGCACCTTAAATCTCAAGGTATCATTGACAAATTCGGGGTAGCGCTCGATAACTGCCCCGCCATCGCGATCCAGCCAGCCATATTCAAGCCCCCTAGCTTTGCCGGTGCATAGAATCACTTCCTCGTCGTCCAGTCCAGGCACGTATCTGATAGCATTTTCGCCGTACAGGTTGACGATTGCGATGTCCTTGGGATCTAAGAGCGCCGTGATAGGAGTATAGATCTGACGGATCCGTTCGTAGGCGCTGATACCGCATAGCGCGATAGTCCCAGGACGCCCCACAATCACGCCCGATCTGGATTTTTGCGCCTTTAACATGCTATCCATACCGTTTAAAACGGTGGCGGTGATGTTAGTTCCCGGATTTACTAGGTTATNATGCTCGGCGGCGAATACATCGATGCCGTCAGCCATCTGGCCACGGAATGCCCTCAAAGCCGCGGATGATCTAGTGCGCNCAATAGTGTCGCCCAATTGTCGCAGCATAGCAGGCACAGCGGCTAACTCGTCGTTGATTAGCATTTCTTCAGTAATGACCAATAGCCCGCCGTATTTCTTCGGCGTCACGAACTCGGCTGAATCCTCGGCAGTCAAGGCCTTGTACGGCGCAGCCTCGGTTACTTCCGCCAGCTCGCCTAGGAGACTGACAGATGCTACTGGTCTAGTGTGGGTGGTTGAAAAATTGACCTGATTCCCCAGGTCTTTCCACCAGTTATAAGTCTCATCGGCTTCTGCGTCGGCTTGAAGTCGGGCCCCCAGGATTCCGGNAAAAATGACCGAAAAATCAGAAGTGGTCAGGGTCCCCAGGGTTGACCGGCTAAAGGCCGCCCGGACCAGGTCCCTGTCGTCAACGCCCAGGGTCTGGATGCCAGCGCTTTTCATCTGCGCATGGATCTGACGCATGATTGAATCTCGCCGGACTGGTCGCCCGTTTAGGGCGGCGTTCAGGACCTTTCGGGTTTCGGTCTCCCAAGACTCCGAACCCCGCGAAATGATGGCATTATTGGCGTTGATTTCGGCCGCCTTGGACGCTTGGATCATGTGCTCAAGCGCCCGTTTTCGTGCCACATCGACAGTGACAGATGCATCGGTGGACATTTCGTCTACCACCTCGGCCGGCATACCTGCCGCATTCGCGATCTCCCTAACCTGTCGTTGCCGATCCAAGTCCCCTTGAATGGCGTCCCTCTTGACCTGCTCGACGTCAACTGACTCCGTAGGGACATTGACGCCTGCAGTGGTCGCTTCGGTTTTCTCCATGTTTTCTACTCCTGTTACGTGTAGAGATCTAAACCCTGCGGTGACGTCCGCAGGCGCATACACTACCGATACCTCAAACGGTTCCCAATCGGTAACCGTCCGGATTTCTTGGCCATTTTCGTCTAGACTTGATATGTAGTCGTAAACGAAATAACCCATCGAAACGCCAGGGTAATCGCCCCTTGCGACGCCCTGGGCAACTTTATTTTGCTCGAAAAGTCGTACTTTTGCAAGCAATTGGCCGCTTTTTACACGGACTGATCCAGGGACCACCCGGCCGATGGCGTCTCTGACGCTCCAGCCATGATCCAACATTAGCAGCCCCGTTCGATCTAGTCGCTCGGTCCGTACGGCTTCGGGCTCCATGGACAGGACTTCAAGATATTCCGCCCCATTTCGGGCGGTCCGGCCCACTGCAACACCCGTGCCCAGGGACATCTCGACGGTCCAATTTTCGGCGTCGAGCGTGCTCGGGGATAAGTCCAGCTTGCGAGCAAAAGATTCGTTCGGTTTTTCGTTTTCGCTCATTATTCGGCCTCCATGACTGTTTGCAACGCCCCAGACAGTGATACCTGGCTCGGGTCGCCATCGGATACTATGCCTAGATCCTTACGTTTTTGAGCATCCAGCGCGATATCGCGGTTCACTTCGTCGGGATCTCTGCCCTCGGATTCGATGATCTCCGACCTGGATCTTAGCCCTGCGCGCATCTCAAGCAACGCCGCCTTGACCTCGGTCAGCCGGTCTGCCGACTGCGACCTAGGGGCGGACCATCTAACTGGGTAGTCTCCAGGGGGTAACTGCCCCGACACTACGCATGCCCGGATGAATGCATCCCATAGCGGATCCAGGACCAACGGCACAAAAACGGACTCGCGCATGGCCCTGATATGCTTATCTTGCTCGATTAGGCCCAATTTCGCCTGGGCGAAGCTGGCATCGGACATATCGCCGGTTAAGACATGGTACGACAGGCCCACGCCGGCGGCAATTTCCCGATGAGACACGGCCAAAAATTCTTTAATATTTCCAGGCGGTTGTGGATTGGTGTATTTGACGGTCTTGCCGTCGGGCAAATAAGCGATCATCCCAGGACCTAGGCGTTCAATCGGCGACCCGTAAGAATCGGTTACCAGCCTGAGACCATCCTCTGCGCCGTCCAGGGCCAGCCCGTCGGGTAAAAATGCCGGTGGCTCCGGGGAATCTCCGCCCTCGACGGTCATAACAAGCGTCGCCGCCGCCCGGGTGGCTACTCGGATAGCCTCCATGTAGCCTTCAAGATCCCACAGCGCCATCAGGACCGGGGCCATGATGGGGACGCCTCGGATCTGCCCTGGGCGATCCGCCGTAAAGCAGTGAATTATCTGCTCCGCAGGCACGCGGATTAGCTTGCCTGGCGCCTGTAGGGTGTCTCCGGGGTGGTGGTCTAGTATGTGATA